GGCAACGCCAACAAGGACGCAATGATTGCCGCCATGCGCGCTCGCGGCCACCGCGTCGTCGACGACAACCACGCGGACGCTCTGGCGATCCTTGAGTACGCGCGAAAACAGGAGACGTGATGGATGACCTGGCGATGGTTTGGAGCGGTGTGACCCTGGCCCTGATCGTTGGGCTACTTTTGTGGAGCATGCGATGAAGACTTGGAACGGCTACTGCTGCAACTGCGGAGGCTTCGGGCACCGGCCGGCGAACTGCCGCTGGAATCGTGTCATACGTCTGGCGCGTCCGGGGGCTTGATCATGGCCGGCGCCCTGTACAAGGAGTTCACGCTGAAGAGCCCGGGGATCTGGCCCTTCATTGTGTCGTTCATCAAGGCGAACGCGAAGGCCTGCGCCGACAAGGGCGAGCCTCTGCGCATCATCGTGACGGCTGAAGAGCGCCGGCGCACGAAGGAACAGAACGCCTTCTACTTCGGCGTGGTGCTGCGCGACATTAGCGACCAGGCCTGGGTAGATGGCGAACAATTCAGCCAGGCCGCGTGGCACGAGCATATGGCCGAACTTTTCGCCCCACGCGAGGAAATGCGTCTCCCTGACGGCCGGCTTCACCAGCGACGCAAGTCGACGACAGAGTTCACTGTCGGCGAGTTCAGTGAGTACGTGACCAAGGTGCAGGCGCACGCTGCCAACGAGCATGGCGTTTCGTTCGACGGGGTGATCGCATGACGCAGCCACGCAGAACCCATTTCGGCGCGCGGCTGAAGCAGGCCAGGCTGAAGAGAAAGCTCGCCGTTCGCCAGCTTGGCGAGCGGTCCGGGATCGATTACCGATCCATCTACCGGTACGAGGACGAGAAGATCTCGCCCAACATTGAGGCCGCCGCCGCGCTGGCGCTGACACTCAAATGCTCGCTGGACTGGCTGTGCGGTCTGGGCGAAGAGCCCGGTGACGTCGCGCTACAACGCGAAGGTTGTAAAGCGGAAATACAGCCTATCGATTGTGCAGAGGCCGCATGACGCTGCCGGCCTACATGTTTCGCGACCCCGCCGAGGTCTACGAGCAGAACGAGGCGCGCAGCTGCAAAGGGTGCATGCACGAGAAGACCGCGCGGCTGATGGGCACCACGCACACGGTCTGCACGAAGCTGCTGGCCAGCGGCAAGCGAAGGAATCACGGCAAGCGTTGCCAACACTACGGGGAGAAGGAATGAAGGTATCGGAACTGGAGGGGGCACTGCTGGACTACTGGGCCGGAAAGGCGGAGCGGATCATTTCCGCGTCCTTGCGCATCGTCTCGCCTCAGAATGCTTGCGAATGGCGTGACCGTAGCGGCCTGTGGCGGCGTTGGTCGCCTTCCACGAAATGGGGGCAGGGCGGCCCGATCATCGATCGCGAGCGTATTGGCCTCATGCCGGCAGTGGAGGGCGGTGTGGCGTTCTGGATTGCTGCCCATCAGGACTATAGCGATCCCGTCCGGGGCAGCACGCCGACGATAGCTGCGATGCGAGCATACGTCGCGTGCAAGTTTGGAAACGAAGTCCCGGAGGTGAGCCAATGAACGCGATCTTTCGAAGCACGGCCCAGGCGCTGCATGTGTCGTATCTGGTGCTATCCATGCCGCCGCGGCAAGGCGCGCCGTTCCGCAACATGCTGATACACATGCTGGAAGATCTCGACGACCTGACGCACCAGCAGCAGATCTGGCTCGACCAGCTGCGCGGCACGCCAGGCAGCGGCACCGTGAACTTCGGCGGCCTGTCGCCCGACGAGATCCGGGCCCAGTGCAGCATGATCACGGCCGCGGTGCGCGATCGCCTGCCCGAGCCCGAGCGGAACGCCATCTGGGCCCGGTATGCCTACCAGGTCGAGCGGGCGGACGGCGTGCGCGGGCTGGCCAGCTACTACCAAAGTCTGATTGGCGTGGGCAATGACATGGCCATGCTCGCGCTGGTCTGGCGCCGGTATGCCGGGAAGGAGAGGGCGGATCAGGATTTCTCGTTCCGCCAGATCGCGGCCGAGTGCGGCGGGAGCAAGAGCACATACGAGCGGGCGAACAAGATGCTGACCGCCCATCTGCGCGCGCTGGAAGTGCGTGCCGACGAAACTCTGACCGCCAGTTTCCGCGCGCACGGCGTGATCGAAGACGAATCCTTACAAACAGCTTGAAATTCTGGGACAGTTCGCCTAGTATTTCGCCAGACTCGCCGCAAGAGTCCCCAAAGCCCGCCCGGTTCTCCGGTGCGGGCTTTTTTCATTGGAGCCCGCCATGTTCTGGATGACCTACTGGTTCCTGCTGTGGGGTGTCTCGGCACGTGCCTGCTGGCCCGACAACGATGGCTAAGGTACCCATGGCAATCACTTACAACTCCATTTCCACCTGGTCGCGCGTCACCACCGCGCTTCGCGTATTCGTCGTATCAGTCGCCACCGCGGTGACCGATTTCGCCCGCTATGTCGCACGCAACATAGTCGTCTGGGTGCGCCGCGCCGCCGGCCGCCCGTATCTGGCTCTGGCCGAGCGCCTGCCGCTGGCTGGCCTGAACGCCCGCGAGACGTTCCACCTGCGCGCCTCCAAGCGTGGCCGCCCGACGGTGATGCCGCGCTGGCGCATGTGCGCATCGGTGTAAGCCTTTCAGCAGTACCTGGCTCCTGTGGGAGCCTCCTCAGCGAAGCGGAAGAGTGCCGACACGGTCGGGCAATCGGGCGCCGGGCGCGCCAACGGCTTGTCCGTTTCGCTGAGGGTGAAGGGATCCAGCTTCGTCGGGTTGATCTCCGGCACGCGCGAGATAAGCCCGCGCCATCCTCAAATTGTCTCCTCCACACTCTCTGTGGACTTTGCCCGCGCGCGGGCTTTCTTCTTCCTGGTCTCGCTTGTCGCGCGAGTCGCCCCCGGCCGGCGGTGGGGCATAACACCGGCAGCCGCCGACGTAGCGTAAGCCAGTCTCCTTCCTGCCCTGCGGTGCAGGTTCCTTTTTGGCGACGGGCGGCGGCACCCCAATTCAAGGACCGCGCGTATGGCACGGCCAACCAAGTACCAGCCAGAGTTCGTCGCGCAGGCTAGGAAGCTATGCAAATTGGGCGCAACAGACATGGAAATTGCCGAGTTCTTCGGCATTACCGATCGCACTCTGTACCGCTGGAAGATTGAGTACCCGGCGTTTTGTCAGGCCCTAAAAGTCTCGAAGAAAGAAGCCGACGAGCGGGTGAAGCGCGCCCTGTACCAGCGTGCCGTTGGTTACAACTACAGCAGCGAGAAGGTATTCCAGCACCAAGGCAAGGTCGTGAGGGCCAAGACCGTGGAGCACGTCCCGGCTGACGTGGCGGCTTCGTTCATATGGCTGAAGAATCGCGACCGGGAGAACTGGAGCGACCGTCCTGATCCGATCCCGACGGCTGAATCGGCTCCGAAGTCCGTGCCTGTCACGGTGGAGGACGCCAGCCTGCCCGAGCCGGAAGACACCTGATGCCGTCGCTGAACGTACCGCAGTCCCAATTCCTGGCGCTGCCGCACAAGTTCAAGGCGTTCGTGGCCGGGTTCGGCTCTGGGAAGACGTGGGTTGGCTGCGCTGGCCTGTGCCGGCACGTCTGGGAGTTCCCGCGCATCAATGCGGGCTACTTCGCGCCGACCTATGGCCAGATCCGCGACATCTTCTTTCCGACGATCGAGGAAGTCGCCGCCGACTGGGGCCTGCATGCGCGGGTGAATGCCTCGCACAAAGAGGTGCACCTGTACGCCGGCCGCCAGTACCGCGGCACGATCATCTGCCGGTCGATGGACAAGCCCGGCGAGATCGTGGGCTTCAAGATCGGCAAAGGGCTGGTCGACGAGCTGGACGTGATGCGCCGAGACAAGGCGCAGATTGCGTGGCGCAAGATCATCGCGCGTATGCGCCAGGTCTCGCCCGGTCTGCTGAACGGCATCGATGTCACGACGACGCCCGAGGGCTTCAAGTTCGTCTACGAGCAGTTCGTCAAGGCGGTGCGCGACAAGCCCGAGCTGGCCACGCTCTACGGCCTGGTGCAGGCGAGCACATACCAGAACGCCAAGAATCTGCCGGAAGACTACATTCCGTCGCTGCGTGCCAGTTACCCGCCGCAGCTGATCAAGGCATACCTGCGTGGCCAGTTCGTCAACCTGACCAGCGGGGCGGTGTATCCGGACTTCGACCGCGTGAAGAATCACGCGCCGACGGTGGCAATCCCTGGCGAGCCGCTGATGATTGGCATGGACTTCAACGTCACCAAGATGGCAGCGGCTGTCCACGTACTGCGCGACGGCTGGCCGCATGCGGTGCAGGAGTTCAAAGACGTGCGCGACACGCCAGAGATGGCGCGGCTGCTGAACGACCGGTTCAAGTCTGCCGGCCACCCGATGATGGTCTATCCGGACGCCAGCGGCCAGAACACCAGCAGCAAGAGCGCCAGCGTGTCGGATCTGTCGATCCTGCAGCAGGCCGGCTTCACCATCCGCGCGAACTCGACCAACCCGGCCGTGAAGGACCGGCTGAACGCGGTCAACGCGCTGATCCTGAACGACAAGGGCGAGCGCCGCTACAAGGTCAACACCGATGCATGCCCGGTGCTGACCGAAGCGCTCGAGCAGCAGGTCTATGACAAGAACGGCGAGCCGGACAAGACGGCGGGCCTCGACCACATAACCGACGCCGCTGGCTACCCGCTGGCCTTCCGCTACCCGGTTGCCAAGCCGGTGAACACGCACAACAGGCAACTGCCGCACATGGGCCGCTGAACATGCCTGACTTCAAGACCCTGCAGGGCACGTACCAGAAGGACACGGATTACCCGGAGCGCACGGCCCTGCTGCTAGCGCGGACCCGCGTGCTGGATGGCACGCTATACGACGAGCTGAAGCACCCGTTCAGCGAGGAAAGGAACGGAGCCGGGGAGTATGTGCCGCTCGATCACCGCCGGCCGTCGGCCCGCACGCGGATCTGCCGCACCGTGGTCAATGACTCGGTGTCGCTGCTGTTCTCCGAGGGCCATTTCCCGGCTGTGGAGTGCGCCGATGAGAAGACCCGCGACTCGCTGACCAAGCTCATCGTCGAGACGCAGCTCAACCAGGTGATGATCGACGCGGCCACCACTGGCTCTGTGGGCTCGGTGGCCGTGCTGATGCGCGTGCTGAAGGGTCGCGTGTTCTGGTCGGTGATGGCCACGGCCTACCTCACGCCTGAGTGGCAGGAGGACGCCCCCGACACGCTGGCGAGCGTCACCGAGCGGTACAAGGTGCGCGGCAGCCTGCTGAAAGAGGCGGGCTATCCGATCGCCGAGAGCGATCTCAATACCGATTTCTGGTTCCAGCGCGTCTGGGATACGAACGCCGAGACGTGGTACCAGCCGCAGACGCTGAAGGACGCGCGCGACGACAAGGCGCCTGTGGTCGACGGCGAGCGAACGACCAAGCACAACCTGGACTTCGTGCCCATCGCTTGGGTGCGCAACCTGCCCGGTGGCGACAGCGCGGACGGCTGCCCGACCTTCCCCGTCGAGGCGATCGACACACAGATCGAGGCCGACTACCTGCTGAGCCAGGGCGGCCGGGGCCTGAAATATCAGTCTGACCCGACGCTCCACATCAAGGAGCCGGCATTCAGTGCCGAGGGCGATGCCAAGGTCGTGAAGGGCGCAGCCAACGCCATCGTCACCAGCACTGAGGGCGACGCCAAACTGCTGGAGATTAGCGGCGAGGCGGCCCAGGCGGTGATGGAGTGGGTGCGCGGCCTGCGCGAACTGGCGCTGGAAGGCGCCGGGGGCAACCGGGCGAACGCGGACAAGCTGTCTGCCGCCCAGTCTGGCCGCGCCATGGAGCTGATGAATCAGTCGCTCATCTGGCTGGCCGACAAGCTGCGCATCAGCTATGGCGAGGGCGCGCTGCTGTCGCTGCTGAACATGGTGGTGCGCGCCTCGGCGAAGTACCCGCTCAAGGACAAGAAGGGCCGCGCTGTCGGCGATCTGAGTCAAGACAAAGATCTCTCGCTGCGCTGGCCGCAGTGGTACGCGCCGACCTATGCCGACAAGAGCACGCAGGCGACGACGCTCGACGTGCTGCGCGGTGCTGGCCTGCTGTCCCGCGAGACCGCGGTGAAGTCGATCGCGCCGGCCTACGACATTGCCGACCCGGCCGACGAGATCCGGCAGATCGACGCCGATCCGCCGCCGCCGAACTCGCAGGCTGCAAAGCCGAAGGATCCGCCGCTTTCGCAATCTGATGATTAACCGCTGGGCCTGGTGCCTGGCGTTCTGTAACCCCCGCCCAGATGGCGGGCTTTGACTCTGGAGGCCTGATGGACCTGCCGCAAGACATTCACTTGGGGAATGTCGCTCCCGCGATTTGCCACAAGCTCAAGGTGATGGGCTGCGTGGTGCTGACGCTCAACAATGACGGAACCATCGGCATGGCTGGACATAACGTCAACCATGCCAAGGCGAACGAATTGCTGTCCGTTGGCATCCACATGAACCTCACGCAGATGGAGAACGCCATCGCCGCCGGCGCTGCTGGCGAAGAGGCGCAGGAGCAAGAGCTCCGCCTGCGTTCGCAGCGTAAGGAGGCCGCATGAAAAGCATCCTCAGGTTGCTCATTGCCGGCCTGTTCTTCCGCTCTTACGTCGATGATCCGGGAGGTGGCGGCGGTGGCGGCGGAGGCGGCGGCAATCCACCGGCACCCGCGCCCGCGCCTGCACCGCGCGACCCCGAGACGTTCTCGAAGGACTACGTCCGCGAGCTGCGCAACGAGAGCGCTGGCTACCGGCTGAAGTATCAGGAAACCGAGACGGCCAAGAAGGCCGCCGAGGAAGCTGCCGCCAAGGCAGCCACCGACGCCGATGCGAAGGTCAAGGCAGCGCAGGACGCCGCCGACCAGCGTGTCATCCGCGCCGAGCTGAAGGCCGCCGCGCTGAAGGCTGGCATGGTCGATCTGGACGGTCTGAAGCTGGCCGATCTGTCGAGCGTCAAGCTCAACGAGGCCGGCGAGGTCGAGGGCGCCGAAGCGCTGATGGAAGCTCTCAAGAAGTCAAAGCCGTATCTGTTCGGTGCAGCCAGCAGCAGCACGCCTGGCACTCCGCCGAAACCTGCTGATCCGAAGGCCAAGAAGGCCACGGAGATGACCGACGAAGAATACGCGGTCGCGCGCGCCGAAGCAGTTCGCGGTAAGCGCTAAGCAAGAAAAGCAGTGCCCCCGCGCTTCGGCGCGGGGTAGCTCATCGGGGCCGGACGCCCATGGAGCTGACAACTCAACGTCATCCTTCATGGAGCAATAAATGCCCATCAGCAATTTCCCGGCCGCTCTGCAGCCGATCATCCAGCAGAACTTCCTGCAACGCGAGTTCCAGGATGGTATCCAGTCGATCCTCGGCTTCCGCCAGATCGCCCGCCGCGAGCCTTTCCCGAACCAGATTGGTGAAACCATCACCAAGACGCGTCCGGGCCTGAAGGCGCCCGTCACCACTCCCATCACGCCGTCGAGCAACACCAACCTCGACAACGGCCTGACGCCATCCACCTGGACCGTCGAGCAGTACACGTTGTCGATCAACATGTACGGCGACTCGATCGACCTGAACACGGTCACCACCCGCGTCGGTATCGTCGGCCAGTTCCTCCAGAACGCGAAGACCAACGGCGTGCAGGCAGCCCAGTCCCTCGACCGTCTCGCCCGAAATGCGCTGTTCAACTCCTACATGGGCGGCAACACGCGCGTGCGCACCACGCTTGGCGCCCCGGCCGCGACCATCAACGTCGACGACATTCGTGGTTTCCAGCAGGTGTTCGTGAACGGCCAGCTCACCGCTGTGTCGGGCACCAACACCATGACGGTCACGGTGGGGTCGAACACCTACACGCTGACTGGCGCTGCGGCAGACGGCTCGAACGTCTCGACCGCGCCTGGTGGCATCTCGGGTACGCTGACCTTCTCGGGCAACGTGACCGTGGCCGACGGCACCGCGCTGAACACCGTCACGGCATACAACGGCGGCGCCGGCGTTGCTCCGTTCATCCTGCGCCCGAACGGCCGCGGCAATACCTCGGCCATCGTCGGCACCGACCTGCTGACCATGGGCAGCGTGTTGGACGGCGTGGCCTACCTGCGCCGCAACGCCGTGCCGACCGTCGACGGCATGTACAACTTCTACCTCGACCCAGTGTCCGGCCGCCAGTTCTTCGCGGATCCGGACTTCAAGCAGCTCTTCCAAGGCGCCACCGCGGCGGCCAAGGAGTTCCGCATGGGCCGCGTCGTGGAACTGGTTGACGTGCGCGTCATCCCGACCACCGAGGCCTACGTGCAGGCGCTCGGCGGCGTGACCGTGCGGCGTCCGATCCTGGTTGGCGCTGAAGCGCTGGTCGAGGGCGATTTCGAGGGCATGGGGCAGGAAGAAACGCCGAACGACAACGCGGTCATCGACATCGTCGACGACATCGTGCACGTCACGCGCGAGCCGCTGGACCGCCTGCAACAGATCATCGCCCAGTCCTGGTACTGGATCGGCGGCTACACGGCCCCGACCGACCAGACCGTCAACACCAACATCGTGCCGACCGCCAGCGCGTCGTACTACAAGCGCGCCGTGGTGTTCGAGCACGCCGGCTAAGGGGGATAGGCGAGGGCTTTGGCTCTCGCCTGCTACCTATGAGCGATCCGATCGAGGTCGAAGTCGGCGGCAGCGTCGCCGTCGACTCCGTAGCGCAATTCGACGCGCAGTTTTCCGGCAAAACGGCGACGGCCACCGCGGCCTTCAACTTCCCGTACAACGGCTCGATTCTCCAGTTCGCCCAGGGTGACAGTTTCGTGGTCACCCCGGACCTGCTGGCGGCATTGACTGCGGCCGGTGCTCCCTTCACGCAACCCTGAGAGGCTGGCCATGTCCGACTACACAGGCGCTCCGACGAGCATCCCGCACGCGGCGGGCAATGGCCAGTTGCAGGAACTGACCGCTGCGCAGCTCACGGCCAAGTACGGCGCCGGCAACATCAAGACGCCAACCAAGAACTTTGCGGTGCGCCACAACGGCCATCTGCTCCAGTTCTACAAGAACATCCCCGTCGTGGTGGATGCGGCCCTGGCCGCGACCTTCACGGCCGTCAACGCTCCGGTGGTCTGACATGGCAAAACCGAAAGAAGAACAGTCGGCGCTCCCGTCTTCCATCCTCATCGATGAGTCGATCGGCTGGATGGAGAACGGCATCCTGCGCCAATTCCACGAAGGGCAGCACGTCACCAATGCGGCTGACATCGCGGCCCTGATCCAGCACGGCGCGCAATACCTGGAGCTGAAATGAGCGATGGCGTCTACACCCGTCAGGGCAAGAGCTCGACGCTGAACATCACAGCTGCGGCAGTCGTGGCCACGGTGCCGAAGGACTTCGCGCTTGGGCAGTGCCGCCTTGTCCGTGTTCAGGTGCTGGTCGCTGGCTCTGCCGGCGGCGCGGCCTACGACTCGGCGAGCCCGACCGGCAACACGGTGGCCAACCAGGTCGGCGCATGGCCGAACGTGGTGGGCTCGTACCTGATCGACATGCCGTGCCTGAACGGCATCTGCATCGTGCCTGGCGCTGGCCAGACCGTTGCGGTTTCCTACGACTGAGGTGAGAAATGGACCAGAACGCAGACAACGCAAACGCGCAGACCAACGCTGACGGCGCCGACGCCGCGCCCAAGAAGCCCGACGCCGCGCCCAAGGCCAAGCTGCCGAAGAAGATGATCATGCAGTCGCTCTACGCCTTCTACGACGACGCCGGCAAGTTCTGGTCGTGGGTCGAGGGCCAGGTCGTCGACGAGGTCGAGCACATCAAGATGCTCATCGAGCGCAAGGCTCCGGCTGTGGAGCACAAGGAAGACTGACCATGGCTTTCACTACCGCCGAGAAGGTCGATATCCGCCGGCACTGCGGTTACCCGATGTACGGCGGTACGCCATCGTCATTCCAGTCCTACCGCTTCTTCACCGCCTACGGCACCCTCGAATACCGCATGAACAACATGCTGGCGGAAGAGGAGACGGTAGTGCGTACGACGTACCTGTCCAACCTGACGACGCTGGAGACGGCCATCCCCGCGGCCGGTGCCAACCTGGACACGGATCAGGCTGCAGTCTGGACGCACAACAAGCACGAGGTGCGCGATCGCACGGCACTGTTCAACAAGTGGCGCCGCGACCTGTGCTCGTTCATCGGTGTGCCGCCCGGGCCCGGCCTCGGTGGTGGCGATGGATCCGTGCAACTGGTGGTGTAAATGGACGGCACAACGCTCAACGGCAGGGTCTGGGCAGGCTATGCGAAGGCGGCCAAGTACATCGGCACGACCTACCAGCATTACCGGCCCAGCGGTCCCAACTCGCCGCTGGCGGCCGGCAACCGCCTTGCGGACATGCCGGTCAGCCTGAACGCCGAGGATCCGCGCTTTGCGCGCCCGAACGTGTATGGCAAGGCGACGTGGTACGCGGTGGCCGACGGCGCGCAGCTGCAGGTCGGTGACTACATCGTCGGCGTCGAAGGCACGCTGTTCGTCGCGGCGCTGCAGCAGTTGCTGCCGATCTTCATGGTCGACTGCAACCGCACCGTTTCGATCCTGCGGCCAGCGCAGCAGCCGGGCGTCGGTGCCCAGGGATATGGCGGAGACACAGCAGCTGCCGAGATTTCGCTGATGACCGCCTGGCCAGCGAGCGTCCTGCAGGGCACCAAGGGCGAGCGCAACGATGCCGGCCTGCCTGGCGACGTGAAGACGCCATGGTGGGCGGTGCTGTTGCCGCACGCGGCCGGCGTGACGCTCCGGACGTCGGACATCATCACCGACGATCTGAGCCGCCGCTACGTGATATCGAGCGCTGAATTGACCGATCTGGGCTGGCGCCTTACTGCGATGCAAGCGCAAACGTGACATGGCTGATCTTTCCGACGTCTCCGATGCGCTGGTCACGCTGATCGCCGGTGTGCTGTACCCGAACGGGACAGGCCAGCCCTCGGCGCCCGGTGTGCCGTGCCGCGTGTACGCAGGTTGGCCCACATCCGCGCAACTCGATGCGGACTTGGCGGCGGGCACTGCGCACGTATCCGTGTTCAACCGGCCGGAGGCCAGGAACACGACGCGCTACCAGACTGTCCCGCAGGACCTGACCATCACGCCGCCGGCGCTGACGCTGACCATCAACGGCCGGACGGTAACAGTGGGCGGCACGGTCGCAGCCGGCGTGAATACGGCGGTCATCGTCGGCACGAAGGGCTACACGTACCAGACCATCGGTGCCGACACGCTCAACAGCGTGGCAGCGGCCCTGGCGGCCCTGATCAACGCCGACTTCGCAGGCACGACGGCCTCGGGTGCGGTGATCACGCTGCCAGCGACCGGTCCTGCGATCGCCGCGGCGCGCGTGGGTGGCTCTGGCCAGCAGGTGACCGAAGTAGGGCGCATCGAGCAGGGCTTCCAGATCACGGTGTGGGCGAATACGCCCGCCAACCGAAAGGCGATCGCGAGCCTGATTGCTCCGACCCTGATGAATACCCGCTTCCTGACGCTGGCGGATGGATCGGCAGCGCGCCTGATCCTGAAGTCGCAGCGCGACGACGACATGAAACAGAAGGCGGTCCTATACCGCCGCGACATCATGGCGACGGTCGAGTACGCGGAGACCGTGACAACCACCTCGACGGCCGTGGTCGATATCGTCGAGAACATTTCTGTCGGCGTGAACGGCTACAACGGCACGACGAACAGCCAGTTGTACCCGAACACCACCACGACCAACATCTGAGGACTCCATGGACTTCCATCTGACCGTCTCCGAGCCCTTCGGCGGCTACGCCAAGGGCGACGAAATCACCGATCCGGCGAAAGTCGCCGAGATCCTCTCGGGCGAGAACGAGCACCACGTGATCAAGCGGGCTGCGCCGCCGGCCACGCCGAACAAGACCAGCAAGACCGCCGACTGACCAGTCACCTTTCCCGAAAGCCCTGAAGGCCCGCCAAGTGCGGGCCTTTTTTATTGGAGTCTCAGATGACCCAGATCGTCCAGTACGGGCAGGTCAACACGACGGCGCTGATCGTTCCCGACCTGATCGTGCAGATCATTGCGCCGCAGGTGGCGCAGCTCAACGGCGTGCCGACCAACGTGGCCGGCTTCGTCGGTACCGCCCAGTGGGGTCCGGTCAACTCGCCGGCCATCGTCGGCAGCATGGCCGACTACGCGCGCAACTTTGGCGCGATCCAGAACCGCCTGTACGACATGGGCACGGCCGTAGCCGCTGCCGTGCTGCAGGGAGCGAACAACTTCCGCTGCGTGCGGGTGACGGATGGCACCGATGTCGCCGCCTCGATTGCCGTGCTGACGAACTGCATCACGTTCACCGGCAAGTACACCGGTACGCTGGGCAATGGCATCCAGGTGCAGGTTGCTCCCGGCTCGCAGGCCAACACGCAGAAGGCGATCGTGTCGATGCCTGGCCAGACGCCAGAGGTGTTCGACAACATCGGGGGCACCGCTAACGCGCTGTGGGTCAACATGGCCAACGCCATCAATAACGGGCAGGTTGGCGCGCGCGGGCCATCGCAATTGATCGTCGCGACGGCTGGTGTGGGTGTCACCGCGCCGTCGGCCGCGACGTACTCGCTGACCGGTGGCTTGGATGGCGCCGGGACCATCACCAGCGCGATCATGCTGGGCCAGGACACGATTCCCCGCAAGGGCATGTATGCGTTGCGCGGTACCGGTGCCAGCGTCGCCGCGCTGGTCGACGTGTCGGATACGACCACGTTTGCCAACCAGGTCGCCTACGGCCAGTCCGAAGGCACCTACATGATCGGCGTTACGGCAGCGGGCGACACGATCAGCAACGCGGTGTCGACGAAGGCTACGGCCGGCATCGACAACTACTCGTTCAAGTACCTGTTCGGTGACTGGGTCTACTTCAACGACCCGGTGAACGGCGGCGTGCGCCTGATCTCGCCGCAGGGCTATGTTGTCGGCGTGCTCGCCAACCTGGCGCCGCAGCACTCGTCGCTGAACAAGCCGCTGTATGGGGTCGTCGGCACCCAGAAGTCGTTTCAGAATCAGCAGTACTCCGGCGCGGAGCTGCAGGCGCTGGCGCAGGCGGGTATCGACGTCATCACCAACCCGATCCCGGCAGGCAACCAGTTCGGCGTGCGCATCGGCCACAACAGCTCGTCGGACCCGACGCGCAACGGCGACAACTACACGCGGATGACCAACTACCTTGCGGCGACCACCGCGGCTGGCATGGGCATCTACGACGGCCGCCTGCAGTCGACTCAGCCGACCGACCCGCTGCGCCGCAACGTGAAGGCCACGTTGGACAACTTCTATCTCGGCATGCAGCAGCAGAGCCAGATCGACGACTTCACCGTCCAGTGCGACATGAACAACAACCCGGCCAACCGTATCGGCCTCGGGTACCTGCAGGCCGACGTCCGCGTCCGCTATCTGGCCGTGGCCGAGAAGATTCTGATCAACCAGGAAGGCGGCCAATCGGTGACGATCAGCCGCCAGCAGTTGCAGAGCTTCTAACCCATCCCTGACCCGAGCCGCCTCCGTGCGGCTCTTTCCATTTCTGGAGCTGATTCATGTCTATCGGTCCATTCAATACCGGTCGGGACGTGGTGCTGGACGTCATGACGCCCACTGGTCCGCTGCGCCTGCCAACCACCGTTACCGGCTGGGAAGCCAAGCCCAAGTACAAGCCGATCGAGAGCATCGCCATCAACGGCGAGAACAACCACGCCAATATTCCGATTGGTTGGACTGGGACGATTGAACTGGATCGCACTGATAGCTCGGTCGACGACTTCTTTGCCACGCTCGAAGCGAACTACTACGCCGGCATCAATATCGGTTACGCGACCATCACCGAGACGAAGAGCGAGTCGAATGGCCAGGTGAAGCAGTGGCGCTACACGAAGGTCTCCCTCCGGCTCGAAGAGGCAGGAAAGTTCGTCGGCGATGACCGCGTGCAGGTGAAGATCGGTTTCGACGCGTCGCGCAAGATCCCGATCTGATTTTCCGGCTGCGGATAGATTGGCCGATCGAAAAGCGCGCGTCCCTGAGCGCGTTTCCGCAGCCCCTCATCAGGGGTTTTACAGGGGAAACCCAACATGTCCGATACACCCACTCTCGAACTGACCAGCGGCGCCGTGCTACCCGAAGCCGCCCAGGCGCCCGCCGAGCCGAAGTTGCCCGACAACATCGTCATCGACGCGAAGGGCCGCACGCTGAAGCTTGGCGAACTGGACGTGCTAGCCGAGAGCCGTCTGATTCGTCTGGTCGGTGCCGAAGCCGCTATCAACCAGGCGTACATGCAGTGCTACGTGTTTCCGGCGGTGGCGGTCGTGGAGATCAATGGCGAGCCGATGCCGCTGCCGCAGACTCAGCGCGAGATCGACGCTGCGATTAGCCGCCTTGGGCACGAAGGTGTCAACGCCGTCATCGACCACTGGGCCAAGCAGCGCAAGAAGCTTGACGAGGAAGCGAAGCGCAAGGTGGACGAAGACGCGAAGGCCGCGCTAAAAAACTAGCCCGGAACCCCGATTTTCAGGAGGCCTGCTTGCTCATGAAGAACGGGGTTCCGCTCCATGCGGCACTGGGCATACCGAAGGAAAGGGCGGATGCGTTGCAACTTGATGTAGTGGAGCGCCGCGCCTTCGCTATCAACTTCTCGATCCTGGCGGGCGCCCAGTTCGACTGGGATGCGATGCGGTTCAAGGAGCCCAACGCATGAAGCAATTCAACAGCTTCGGGGCCTTTGCTGCTCACCTTGAGCGCCTGGCTGCTGCCGGGCCGGCCGTCACGCATCACATCGCAGACAAGGCCGGCGAGGAGATCCAGAAGACCGCACAGGGCATGATCGGCGACTACCAGGACGCGGTCGGCCCGTTCCCCAAGTGGGAAGAACTCGCCGACTCCACGAAGGAAGAGCGCGCGCGGCTGGGGTTTTCGGAGAACGATCCGGGGTACCGCTCCGGGGCGATGCGCGATTCCATCGAGCGCACGGTGCAGGGCGCTGAGGCGGCGGTAGGGTCGAACGACCAGCACCTGGTCTGGTTCGATCTGGGCACGCCAAACCAGCCACCGCGCCCGGTGCTCGGGCCGGCCGCGATTCACAGCGAGGGCAGGGTGAAGAAGATCATCGGCGCCACGGTCTTCGCGTGGCTGGCTGGCAAGGGCTGGCGCAGGCCTCAGCGCTTGAAGTAGACGAACAGGAAGAGGGCGGAAAGGATCGCCAGATAGACCCCCGCTCGGGGGACAAACAGCATCGCGGTCGGCAGGCACAGCGCGACGGCCGTGTTCATCTTGGGACGCAGTTGCCAGCGCAGGCGTAAGCCGTGGGCGTGCCCGCTGAGACTCCGGACGCGAGGCTTCGGGTACTGGATCCAGCTAACCCGGTCTGCCAGCCACTCTTGGGCGCGGTGCATGAGGTCCATGGAATCTCCCTGTAAGTTCTTGATTGTAGTGTACATATGATCAACGTCTACGAAATCGGCTCGACGCTGAAGCTGACGGACCTCGTCACGCCCAAGCTGCTACAGCTGTCGCGCGAGTTCGCGAAGGTTGATTCGACCATCCTGCAGATCAACAAGCGCCTCCAGAAGATGGGGGCGGAGGTGGTGGGCGTCCGCAACCTCGCCGCGTCGGCCAAGTCGCTGGGCGGCAGCCTGAAGAATATCGGCGACCAGGCGCGGATTGCAGAAAGCCGGCTGTTCGCCCTGCGCGGCGCGATGCCGGCGGGCGGATTGGGCATCGAGGCCGAACTGATCGCCGCCAATGCGCAGGCCAAGGCGCTTGCGGCAACGCTGACCGGCATCCGTGGTCTGGGTCGGGGGGCGGGCGGCACGCCGCTTCTGCCAGGCGCAGGCGGCGGTGGTGGCCGGCACGGTGGACGTATCCACGGCGGCAACATGCACGTCGGCCCCAATGGCTTCGGCATCGGCGGTGTCGGCATGGCCATGGGCACGAACATGCTGGTCCCGCTGGCTGCTGCAGGCGCTGCAGTCTACGTCGGGCACCAGCTTTACGACTCGGCCAAGGACTTGCAGACCGAGCAGGCCCGGTTCCGCCTCTACGGCCTGAGCGAAGAACAGAATCGCAGCGCCTACGGCTTCGCGCACAAGATGCGCGCGTTCGGCACGTCTGAGATCCAGACGATGCACTTCATGAACGAGGCGCAGGGCGTTTTCCGCGAGTCGGGCGAGAGCGACGAGCATGCGCTGGCAGGCGCCAAGATGGCCGCGCCGTTCCTCGCCAAGATGATGGCGGCCAGCTCCATCCTGTCGACTGAGTCGAAGGCGAAGCTCGAGCACGAGTCGCTGGCGATGCTGCGCGCGGTAGAGCTGCAGGGCGGTGCCCGGGATACAACCCAGTTCGCCAAGCTGGCGGATTTCGGCTTCCGAATGACGCAGACGTCCGGCGGCCAGGTGAACTGGGAGCAACTGCGCCAGATGTACCGCACCGGCGGTGTCGCGGTGCAGCGCATGGGCATGGATGCGATCGCCGAGCTTGAGCCGATCATCGGCGAGTTCAAGGGCGGCACCTTCGCGACTGCGATGCGCACCTCCTACAACCGCATGAACGGCATTGTGAAGTTGCCGAACCAGGCGGTGCACGAGCTGATGCAGGCCGGCATCTGGGATGCGTCCAAGGTCCAGTTGAACGCCAACGGCGGGATCAAGCGCTTCCTTGGAAACCCGTTGCAGCACGCCGATGAATACGCGACCAACCCGGCCGAGTACTACTTCAAGTACGTCCGGCCCTACTACGACAAGCAGGGCTACAAGGACACCGACCGCGACCGGATGAACGCCATGTTCTTCGGCAGCACCGGCGGCACGCTGTTCTCGAAGTTCGACCAGCAGGAAGAGGTCATCAAGCGCGCCGGCGAGGCGTTCCGGAAGGCTCTGGGCATCGACGCTGCATTGGAGATCGCCAAGGGCACGGCCACCGGCGCGGAAGCGGACTTCCAGGCGGCATGGACGGACTTTAAGACGGAGTTCGGCAAGAACATCCTGCCCGCCGTCACGGAGATGCTGAGGTCTGGAACAAGCATCCTCCGACAGATCACGGACGCTCGGGAAAGCAGTGTCGGCGACAAAGCCGCACTGGCATGGCGCGGTTACACGTGGCTGCCACGCTGGATCGGCAACAACCTCTTTGGCAATGCCGAGGCAAAGACGCCCGGGGATAGCCCGTACGTGAAGTCTGGCCAGCAACAGCCTATCAAGCTGCAGGCGACGATCAACCTCGACAAGCAGAAGGTCGGGGAGGTGGTAGCGGACTACCTGGCCGGCGGCCTTGGCCTTCCGCAGACCACCAACTCGGGCTTTGACTTTACCCGCTCGGCACCTCCGATCGGCCACTCCTACGCGAAATAAGCATGCCGATCACTCTCTCCCTTGGCGACGTGCTTTTCACGGATCTGGAGCTCCCAGAGCGCATCACGTTCGGTGGCGGCCAGCAGCTAGTGGTGCACAAGATGGTCGGCGGCACGCGCGAGGTCCACGCCATGGGCAGGGATGACCTGCCGCTCCGGTGGTCCGGCACGTTCATGGGAAAGGATGCACTGCAGCGTGCGCGGTATCTGGACGCGATGCGTATCGCTGGCCAGGCGCTGCCGCTGGCGTGGTCGGAGCTGCTGTACACCGTGCTCGTTGCGCGCTTCGAGGCCGATTTCGAACGCGAGTGGGAGATTCCCTATCGGATCATCTGCGAGGTGGTGGCCGACCATTCGCAGCCGCAGACGTCGCTGGCCGGCCCGTCGATCAACGACCTGATTGGTGCCGACCTGTTGACAGCGAACTCGCTCGTCTCGTCAATCGGGAACGGCACGCTGACGGGACTGATGGGCACGGTCAACTCGGCGATCGCGTCGGTTTCCAGCTTCGCCAGCGCGGCGCAGAGCACGATCAACAGTGTGCTGACGCCCATCGCTGCGGTGCAGACGCAGGTATCGACGCTGATCGCCAGCGCGTCGAACACGATCGCGAACGTCACCACGCTCGGCGGCCTCGTGCCGAACAACCCGATCTCGACGGCGGCGGCGAAGCTGACGTCTCAGGTGGCGTCGTTCCAGAGCCTGCCGCCGCTGTACAACCTGCAGTCGGTGATGGGGCGCATCGCGACGAACCTCAGCGGCGTGTCTGGCGCGACGCAGTCGCTCACGACGGCCGGCGGCAACCTCATGCAGATCGCCGCGAATGTGTACGGCGACGCCATGGCCTGGACGGGCATCGCGAAGGCCAACAAGATCACGGACCCGGTAGTGCAGGGTGTGCAGACGCTGAATGTGCCGGTTCGCCCGGATAACGCTGGTGGGGTGCTGAGTGGCTAACAGTCTGAACGTCGTGCCTGCGGTGCCGAGCGCGAGGTCGCCGCGGGGGCTCGTGTTTCTCGGGTCACCGAGCCTGTCAGGTACCCGGGTGCCGTGGGTCGACTGGGAGGTCGAGCAGAACGTCTGGCACTCGGCCAGCACCTTCCGCATGCGACTGCCTATTTCGGCACTGCAGGACCCGGCCAACCTGGACTACATCCTCGGCACCAACCCGATCCAAGCGCAGATTTACGCTGGATTCCCGCCGAATCCGGACCTGTACGGCGACGCTGACATGGAGCAGTTGATCGTCGGCAACGTCGACACCATCACTTTCGATCCGTCTGGGCGCACGGTTGATCTGACGGGACGTGACTATACGTCGCTGCTCATCGATGCGAAGACGTTTGACCGCTGGACCAACCAGACGGCGAGCGAGATCGCCACGGCGCTGGCCAAGCGGCACGGCCTGACGCCCCAGGTCACGCCGACGCAGGGGCTCGTCGGAAAGTTCTACGAGATCGACAAGATCCACGACCGTCACGGCTCGACGGAATGGGAGTTGCTGACCTGGCTCGCCGGGATCTACGACTATGTGGTCTACGTGCAGGGCCTGACACTGTATTTCGGACCGAAGCCGGATCCGAAGTCGGCGACACCGTACCTGATTCAGTGGCAGAACCCGGACCAGAACACTGGCTTCTTCCAGGCAAACGTGCTCGATCTGTCGTTCTCGCGCACGCTGACGGTGGGCAAGGGCGTGGTCGTGCAGGTGCACAGTTGGAACCACAAGCAGAAGGCCGGATTCAGCGTGACCTACCCGCAGGGGAAGGCCAAGGGCATTACGCCGGGCACCGCGAAGGCGCCAGAGCAGGTGTACAGCTACATCATCGCCAACCTCACGCAGCAGGACGCGCAGGAACGGGCAGCGAAGATCTACAACGACATCATCCGGCACGAGCTGAAGATGAGCGCCAACCTGCCGGGCGACAACATCCTGGTGCCGAACGTGATGATGCAGGTGGCTGGCACGCAGACGCCATTTGACTCGCTCTACTACGTCGAGTCGGTCTCGCGGCGAATGAGCTTCGACGGCGCCTACCGGATGGCGGTCCGCGGCAAGAACCACAGTCTCGACACCTCGGTGATTCCGTCATGAGCATTGCCAATCTAGCCAACGCGATGCGCGCGCACGCCCAGATGGCGCAGGGCGAAAAGACGACGCACCGCGTCGGACAGATCACGGCCTACGACCCGAACAAGTACGCCGTCAGGGTCAAGTTCTGGCCCGACACGGTGGAGAGCTCGGGCTGGATTCCACTGGCGTCGACCTATATCGGGTCCGGCTGGGGACTGGTAGCGGCGCCCACCATCGGTGACCAGGTCATCGTCGCGTTTGATCGCGAGGACCAGGACGCCGGGGTGGTGATCGGGCGGTTCTTCACTGACGTCGAGCAGCCTCCGGCTGCGGCGTCTGGGGAGTTCTGGCTGGTGCACAAGACACTCGGCTTTATCAAACTCACGAACGACGGCAAGGTTGCTCTCAACGGGCAGCTCGAAATAGACCTCACAGCGCCGACGATCAACATTCAGGCCACCGGAAACGTCAACGTGCAGGCCGGCGGCACAGCAAGCATCACGGCGCCGTCGATTCAGCTTGGCGCGGCCGCGCAGTCGCTGCTGTCGTTCGTTACTTCGGCCTTCATGGCGCTGTTTAACGGCCATACGCACCCGGAGCACGACGGTGGCAATACGTCGCCGCCCAATCAGCAGATGGGGGCATCGCACCTCACGACAACGGTTAAGGGCGGCTGATGACAGTCCAACTTCTGAACGACCTGAACCACCTATGGGGCCAGGACATCGTCACGAGTCCAACCGGCGACCTAGGGGTGGTGAACGGAACCACGCGCAGCCAGCAGCGGGTGATCCGCCGGCTGCTGACCAACCCGCTCGACGCCAATGGGCCGCCTGACTATGCGTTGCACCCGACCTATGGCGCCGGGCTGGCGCGATACGTCGGCCAAGCCGTGGACCCGGCGAAGCTGCGCGCGCTGATCCGGGGGCAGATGCTGTTGGAGGACTCGGTTGCGAGGAACCCGGAGCCGCAGATCACGGTGACGCAGCCTGACCCGAAGACGATCTCCGTCTACATCCGGTACACGCTGGCCGGGACTGGGGCGCCTGTGACCTTGAGCTTCAATGTAAATGGCTAAGTGCTGCAATAAATGTGGTTGCGTCAAGCCGCTCCAAGAATTTGTAAAGCGGGCAGACAGCAAATCAGGGTATGGGCCATGTTGCAAGAAGTGCCATGCGAATGACGTGAAAGAACGGAGAGCGCGCGGAACCTATACCGACGAGGGCGCGAAGCAGCGCTCCAAAGACTGGTACGAAAAGAATCGCGCTCATGTGATTGCAAGAGCTGATGCGTGGCGCAAGAACAATCCGGAGAGGTTTGCGGAAATCTCCAGAGCTAGATTTCACAGGCGTCGCGCAAGGATTGCAGGTAATGGAGGCTCCTTCTCGCCCGAGCAGATAAAGGAGTTGCACAGCAAACAACGCGGCAAGTGCGCAGTTTGCAGCTCATGCCTTATCGAATATCAGATCGACCATATTTACCCAGTAGCCACGGGTGGCGGCAGCGATATCGAGAACATTCAGTTGCTTTGCCCGCCATGCAATAGGGCAAAGGCCGCTAAACACCCAATCGACTTTATGCAAGAGAGAGGGATGCTTCTTTGAGCATCCGTCTAACCAACACAAGACCGCCTTCGGGCGGTTTTTTCATTTCTGGACGCCATGCCTCAAATCACTTCGTGGGATCTGCCGACCACCATCCAGAACATGGCGACGGCCGTCCAGCAGAAGGCCAAGGTGCTCGTCGACTTCACGCTGGGCTCGGTGACGCGCGCAGTGGTCGAGTCGACGGCACAGGTCGTGATCTGGCTGGAAAGCCTGATCCTGCTGTTGTTGCAGGCCACGCGCGCGGCAACGTCGAGCGGCGCGGACCTCGATAGCTGGATGCTCGACTATGGCCTGGTCAGGCTCGCGGCCACCGCATCGACCGGGCAGGTCACGTTTTCGCGCTTCACGTCGACGTATCAGGCAGTCATTTCTGTCGGGACGATCATCCAGACTGCCGACGGCACGCAGCAGTTCACGGTAATTGCCGACACGACCCAGCCAGCTTACAGTGCCACGCTCGGCGGATATGTGATCGCCGCAGGAATAGCCGGCGCTGTAGCGACCGTTCAGGCGGTCAACACCGGGGCAGCGACCAACGTGCTCGCCAACACGATCACGATGCTCACGCAGGCAATCCAGTTCGTGGATACCGTGATCAACGCCGCCGCCTTCACGAACGGCACGGATGCCGAGTCCGACAGCGCTTTCCGCGCGCGGTTCATTACGTACATCAACGGCCTATCGAAGGCCGTGAAGACGGCTATCGGAAACGCGATCCTGGCGGTGAAGCAGGGGCTCAGTTACGTACTGGTGGAAAACCAGACATATGGTGGCTTGCCTCAGGCCGGGTACTTCTACGCTGTAGTCGACGACGGCACGGGCAGCCCGCCCAGCACGCTGCTCTCGTCCGTGTCGAACGCGATCGATGCCGTTCGGCCGTTCACCTCGACGTTTGCGGTGTTTGCCCCCGTGGTGGTGACCGCTAACGTGGCCATGACGATCGCGACAGCGTCAGGCTACAGCCACTCGGTCGTGGTGGGGTTGGTGCAGACAGCGCTCCAGAACTACATCAACTCGCTGGCTATCGGCCAGACCTTGAGCTACACGCGCCTGGCGCAGGTCGCCTATGACGCTTCGCCCGGGGTTACCAACGTGACGGGCACAACGCTCAACGGCGGCACGGCCGACTTGGCGGCGACGAGCCAGCAGATCGTGAAGTTTGGAACCGTGACGGTGGCGTGATGAGTATCGGCGACAACAACGATGTATTCGCGCGCCTGAAGTCGTCTCTGCCATCGCGCTGGTTTGGCTCTACCGCTGACTCCGTGCCGGCAGCGGACTCGCTGCTAGCAGGCATCGCGACGGCGCTCAGCTTCGTCTATTCGCTGTATGCGTACGCGAAGCTGCAGACACGGATCCTGACCGCCACGGATGGCTGGCTGGACATGATCGCCGCGGATTTCTTCGGCTCGACGCTGCAGCGCAAGGCGAACCAGTCGGACGCCTCGTTTCGCGCCAACATCATCGCGAACATGTTCCGCGAGCGCGGGACGCGGCGGGCGATCATCAAGGTACTGACGGATATCACCGGACGCGCGCCGGTCATCTTTGAGCCAAACCGGCCGGCAGACGTCGCGATCATGGGTATGCCGGCGGCTGGTGGCCAGAACTACATGGGCATCCAGACGGGCATGTACACGGGGCCGGCGCGCATGGCCTCTATGGCTGTCCCATATACGGCGCTCATCATCGCCTACCGAGCGCAAGTATCAGGTGGCTCGGCCGGTGGCGCGTTCACGCAGGCGCCCACGCAGGCGGCGCTGAATACGCCGCTGGCGAAGTCCTACATGAACTCGCTGACCTACCAAAACTCAGTCGCAACCGACGCCGACATCTACGCGGCGATCGACTCTGTAAAGCCGGCGGCCACCATCCCGTGGACCGCCATCACGAACTGACCCCTTTTCATCAACCGAAAGCAGCCCGCCGCGTGCGGGCTTTTTTTATGGGCATGCCATGGATCGCGTAATTAGCAACGTCGGGGAATCCATCTACGAGTGGATGTTCACGAAGCCGGACCAGAACAAGATGACGGCGCTAGGCAAGCTGGCGGCGGCTCTGTTCGGCACGGCGACACTCGTCAACGGCCTCTCCTGTGTGCCGACCGGGCCTGCCTCCATGCAGGTGGTGATCAACCCGGGCGAGATCTATTCGCAGGCCAACCTTGAGGCGAGCCAGTGCGGCACTCTGCCGGCGGACTCGACTCACCAGATCCTGAAGCAGGGCATCCTGCTGGATGCGTTCACCACGGCAGCTGGCGCGCTGCCCGCGCCTGGCACTGCGGGTCAGTCGGTCAACTACCTGATCGAGGCCCAGTATGCTGACTCGGACGTCAGCATCGATCCGACCACGGGAACGACGCCGGTGGTGCTTCAGTTCTTCAACGCGTCGAACTCGACGCAGCCATGGAGCGGGCCGGGTGGGAACGGCCAGACCAGCACCACGTTCCGCAAGGGCGTCGTATCGCTACAGATCAAGCCCGGGACAGCTGCGACGACCGGCTCGCAGACCACTCCTGCGCCTGACGCCGGCTGGACTGGCCTGTGGGTTGTCACCGTTGCCAACGGCCAGAGCACGATCACAGCCAGCAACATCACGCAGTACGCTGGCGCGCCGATCCTGCCGTCGTCGCTGCTGACATCGATCCAGACCGGGAACCTCTCTTACGCTGTTGCAACCGGCACTGCCAACGCGCACGTAGTCGCGCTGACCCCTAAGTTGACGCAGCGCGTGGATGGCATGGTGATCCGCTACAAGGCACCAGCAGCCAATACCGGCGCCCTGACGCTCGACGATGGACTTGGTCCTGTCTCCGTGGTTGGAGGCGCCCACGCGGCGCTGCAAGGTGGCGAAACTGTCCAGAACGGCGACGTGTGGGCTCAGTGGAACTCGTCGATCGGTGGCGGCTCGTATGTCATGCTAGATTCGAGCGGCGGAGCATTGCAGGTCGCCCCCGCCACGCAGAGCCAGCATGCGCCGAATCTTAGCCAGTTTCTTGCATCCCTCGTTACAAACGGCTACGCCAAGATCCCCGTAATGGCTGGGGGCGCGCTTCGCACGCTGATTATCCAGTGGGGAGCGGCAACCCCGACGACTGGCGGGGCGGTCATTCCATTCAACATCAGCTATCCCAACGCGGCACTCTCTACAGTTGCCGTGAGCGGCCAGAACAACGTGATTTGGGTGAATTCGAATACAAACAACAACTTCCTATTCGCATGTGCCAGTTCGTATAGCGGGACGGCATACTGGGTTTCTATTGGCTGGTAACTACAAGGGGAAAGAGATGGGGCAGAAATTCGCAATGTACGATGTGCAGGGCAGCATTACTGGTTATTTCGACAGTGTCGACAGTCCAGTGCCAACTGGCGTCACGAATGTCATCCAGATCAGCGACGCGCAATATCAGGCGTCACTTGGGAGTTCTGGTTGCAAAGTGATTGCCGGCGCGTTGGTCACGCCGGCAGCGCCCACGGCCGCGCAACTACTGGCGCAGGCTCAGGCCGCTCAAATCTCGCTGATAGAGGCGGCCTACCAAGCGACGATCCAGCAGCCGGTCAGCTACATGGGCGCGACATTCCAGGCCGACCAGAGCAGTCAAGACGTGCTCGCCAAGAGCCTTGTGGCTGGGGCGGTTCCGGCTGGCATGTTCTGGCTCGATGCGAACAATGTCCAAGTTCAGATGACATTTACCCAGTTGCAGGGGCTCGCCGCCGCCATGCTGGCGCAAGGGCAGGCTGCATTCGTTAAGAAGACGAGTCTAAAACAACAGGTCCGCGCGGCGACGGGTGCGGCTGCGGTGCAGGCTATCGCCTGGTAGGCTGCCAAGCGCGCAGCAACGTCAAGGCACGAGTCGTCGTAGCACTGGAAAAAGCCTCAGCACTTCGACGACCAACCAACTGAAGATGGTCGTCGCCGTAGACCTCAATGAGGATGGGTGTTGGCGGCTTCGGCGTGGGCGTGACGACTGGCGCGGGCGTGGGTGCCGGAGTAGTGGCCGGCGCTGGCGACGGAGTTGCCGCTACCGGCACCTGAGTAC